CGGGTGCCCTTCCCCTCATCAGGGATAACAATACAGTTGATTACTGCATGTTATTTAGCATCGCGTTAGCGACGTGATGATATGGGGGCACCCGCTTCTTCTAGCTTCATCAGCTAGATTGCCGTGAGGCATTATGACACATGGCTTAATCGCCGACGACTTCCGGCAGGACGTTTCGTTTCCGAGCGTTGCCTGCAGAGCGCCGTATACCCTTTACTTGGGCCGTACGCATGATCGCTCATGGGACGGTGAGGACTATCCTAGTTCGAACCCGAAACCCCGGACCACGCCTTACTCCCCGCCTTTTCTCTCGCGGGGTGTGCGTGTACCGATATCCTATGCGTATCGCGAGCGTTATGCCGCGAATGGATATCGTAGGTCCCCTAAAAGGGCCTATGTCGTTGACCATAACTACACGATGGTTGACTTTGACAGGACTGAAGGTCTGATGTCCTATCTGTTAACTACAACATCGTGTCCTCCTCCTGCACAGGCGGAGCGTGTCCGTATATACGATCGCTTCACAGCGAAGACCGGTGGCGTCTCCCACTCTTTTGGATGGTCGTCGAATGACGACCTCGCGCTGCTTGGAAAGTTGCGCGAAAAGGTCCAGGGAGAGGGGGCGAATGCCGGCGTCGCTATTGCCGAAGCCGGACAAGGCCTCGTGCTCATCGCCGGGGCGGCGCGGGACATCAACCGCGCCTATGGGAATGTGCGAAGGGGCAATTTTGTTGCTGGCTGGCGGAATCTAACTGGTTTAAGTACCATACCGCCATACGTCAAACGTCGGTTATCTTCGGAGAACCTACACGACGCGAAGGTCGTTGCGAAGAATTGGCTCGCGTTCCAGTACGGGTGGAAACCTTTACTGGCCGATGTCCATGATATCGCGGCTTCCCTCGGTCATCTCTTCAACACCCCCCTCCAACGCACCGTGAGGTGCTCTAAGAAGGTTAAGGGCGAGATGCACTGCCAGGTGTTTTACCTTAAGGTGGCTAATCCGGTATGTTTTACCCGGACGAGTATCATTGCTAAGATACGAGAAGCCTCCGTTCCTCAGTTGTTGGGACTAACGAGCCCCTACGACATTATTTGGGAAAAGACCCCTTTCTCGTTCGTCGCCGACTGGTTTATTCCGATTGGCGCCTGGCTATCCGCCAGAGGTCTTGCTTCTTCCTTGGATGCCACTTTCGTCATCTCAAAGAAGCACCACGCAGAATGCCACGGCGTTGCCCCTAGCGGGGTGCCCGGGCATGAGATCTACCTTCCTGGCTACGACCCTTTCAACCCATCGGTTGATCCGGGTTACATGGTTGAAGATTTCGATTACAAATGGGTCGGCTTCAGCCGGACCGTGAGTAACGAGCTGTTGGTTCCCTTACCGGCCTTCAAGCCGCTAGGGAAAGTCCCTTCGTGGGAGCGGGCGGCTAACGCCATATCGCTCCTTTTAACTAACTTCGGATCCGTGCACCGTGGCAACACGGGGCTTCCGACTAGCTGAGAGATTGCTGCCTCAGCTGTACCTTGCTACCTAAGATGTCCGCAATTGCAAACATCGCCGCGTATGATGGAGCGGCAACCCCTGTTCTTCACACTCTCATCCCGGTCTCTGTCACTCGCGAGAGTGGCAAGGTCGTGGCCATCTGGCGCGAAAACGTCAGTGGTGTCCCTGTGTATGCGCAAGTTTATTGCATCATGGGGCTTGAGAGGCTCAAGTCGGGGGTCTATCGCGCGGAAACGCGCGTGGTGATCCCGGTGATGGAAGCCGTGCTGAACCAAAATGCCGCGGGTTACACCGCAGCGCCGAAGGTGGCGTACGAGTTAACGGACCAGAACATCGGTCTGTTTCACGAGCGCGCCGACAACGTGGGTCGCAAGACCCTCCAGCAGCTGACGCTCAACATCCTCGGAGGCGTAACAACGTCTGTGACTCCTGTCACAACCGGGCCGGTGGCCGAGCTGTTCCAGTTGCTGGTGATGCCGACCTAAGGGTCGCGTCCCTTCTACCACCTACCTTTCTAGGAGAGAACATGTTATTTGAACTACCCAGGTGGGACAGCCGCTGCACCTTACGGCAACATCGGCATATCCAGACCCAACTTGCACTGATGGCAGTCCGTCGGACCGCCCACGCAGACGCCCTCCTTATTGAAGGTTGTATTCTCAATAAGGAGTGGGCAGCGCTCTGCGATTTCGAACTTAACTATACCGAACACACCGCGCATTCAGCGCGGTGGTGCCGGCAAGCTCTAGCGTACTTCTCGAAGGACGCATCACTGGAGCTGGGCACTGACAAGTCTGTCGCTGCCCGTAGGAAGTTTGACGAGGCCGAAGTCAGATGTCTTGAAACAAACGACATCTTCCGTGCTGTGAGCTCGCGGCGTTTTTCATTCTCGCCGCGCGTTGAGGCTGTTTTGTTCCAGGCCCAACGGAAAATAGCACATATTCTCGGGGATGTTCCGGAGTTAGAGCATTTGAAGCTCCACTTTGGCCCCGGTGCCACCACCCAAGTCCCAAGAAGAAAAGCGTCCCCTCGCGCAAAGCTTGGGCAGACGTTTGCCTGTAGCGAAGATCTCGCTCCGTGGGCCGCAAGGGTCCTCGAGCAGATGCCTTCATGGCTACCCTGGCGCGAAAGCCAGCGGTGGGCAGGTCCCCTCCGGGAGGAGGCGGACTCTGCGTGGTCGTACGTACGCACGCCGCGAGGCGTGTCGCGTATGCCACTCTCGTCGTCTGACGAGAATAGCGATGAAGTGCTGTCGGTGCCTGTTTGTATTGTGGATGGGCACTTGCACTTTGTACCGAAGACGGCCAAGACGTTTCGCACGATAATTGTGGAACCGTCGCTGAACACAATGGTTCAGCTTGGTATCGGCGAGCATATCGCCGGCCGATTGCGCCGTGAGGGTGTGGACATCAGAGACCAGGCGCCTAATCAGCGCTTCGCCCTTGAAGGTTCGCTTCACGGGGGAATAGCAACCCTCGACCTAAGTAGCGCGTCAGATACTGTTGCGACCGAACTTGTGGCCGCCCTGTTACCTCTCGACTGGTTTTGCTTTTTGAAAGCCTTTCGTTCCAGTCACGTACTGGATTCGGAGAAGAACAGGTTGACGCTCCAGAAGTTTTCGAGTATGGGAAATGGATTCACGTTCCCGCTCGAGACCCTGATCTTTTACTCGCTTGCGAAGGCGTGTAACGAGCTCTCAGGCAACGTGGGTCCCGTAAGGGCCTACGGGGACGACATTATTGTCCCGACCGGCGATGTGCAGCTCCTCTCTGAGGTTTTGAACGCTGTCGGTTTTGTTCTGAACGATACTAAATCGTTCAGTACTGGGCCTTTCCGTGAGTCTTGCGGAAAGGACTACTTTCTCGGAATCGATATCCGACCTGTGTACCTCCATGTAAAGGAGAAACCACACAGACTCGCTGCGTGTGATTTATTCTCGCTGCACAACTTTTTCGTGCAGCACAACATGCATGACGAGCGCGTATTCATCCTCTCGCTGTTGGCTCCGGAGATTCGCATCTTCGGGCCAGCCGGCTATGGGGACGGTCACTTGGTTGGTGACTGGGCACCGCGGCATCACAACCGCGACCATGGATACACGGGCTTTACCTTTGAGACGTTTGCTTGGAAGCCGCTGCGAAGCGACGACCTTTACCCCGGTGACGGGGTGCTTCCGTCTTACTCCATCTACGAGAACCCTCCAATAAGAGGGCTCGCAGATCTTCCGGTCGACCTTTCGAATGTACGGTGGGAAACCATTGGGCATTGGGGAGGGCCCCGTCCCGCCTCACACAAATGGGTGAGGGGGCGTATCTGGGTAGACACGCCGGGAAGAGGTACAAGCCATAGGATAAAGATCTACGTCCTAAGGTAACTTTACCTTCCCCTCACGGGGTGGACGGCCCATGGCCGGTAAGAGGAAGAGTGCAGCTAAGCACC